ATATTATTCTCATAATTTACTAGTAGGTAAAGAGAAGCGTACCGCAAGAGTTGCCGGTGTTGCTTACGAAATGGCGGTCAGTGGGGAATCTCCTAGCATGACTACCTTTTGGTTAAAGACACAGGCCGGATGGTCGCCTAAACACCATGTTGTTGTAGAGGACAGACAATTTGATATACAATGGGCCGCAAACGAAACAGATATTGCAGACGCTAACCAACTTCTCAGGGATAAAGACGATAAGGTACACTAATGCTTCCCAGAATCCACTCCAGATTAAAGCAACAACTTATGGATAGAGGTACTGATGAAACAGAAGCGGAGGAACTTTCTAAAAATATTCTAATAAAACGAGGTCATCTTAATAAAGATGGTTCAGTAACAACAGAAGGCTACATAAGAGGTAATATGAGTGCAGCTGACAGAGCCATTGACCGAGCTGTTAAAAGGTCAGGGGGTATTCCAGAGTATTATGAGTATGATGCGGAAAAGAATTATGCTTATAAAAAAACAGGAAAGGGAGTATGGAGGAAGAAAGGAAACCGATAGTAATACCTTATACACCTAGGGAATTACAAAGGCACTTACACACTAACCTTGCAAGATTTAATGTTGTAGTATGTCACAGAAGGTTTGGTAAGACTGTATTTGCGGTCAACGAATTAATTAAGTCAGCAGTACAGGATATAGGTAATGGCAAGAGAGCACCAAGGTATGCGTACATAGCACCCCTATTTAAGCAAGCTAAGACTGTTGCTTGGGATGAATTAAAGAGACTATGTGCTGTATTTCCAGATATTAAATTCAATGAAGCCGAGCTAAGAGCTGACTTCCTTGGAGCGAGAATACAGCTCTACGGGGCAGACAATTACGACACTCTCAGGGGAATTTATTTAGACGGGGTTGTGCTTGATGAATTTGCCCAGATGAACCCAAAGATGTTCTCTGAGGTAGTAAGGCCGGCACTATCAGATAGAAAAGGCTATGCCATATTTATTGGCACACCAAAAGGAAAAAATGATTTTTACGACTTATACCATACCGCACCAGATAAGAAAGGTTGGGCTAGGTTTTTATATAAAGCAAGTGAAACAGGGATATTAGATGATGAAGAATTGGAGCTTGCAAAGCAAGACATGGCTGAAACAGAGTTTGAACAAGAGTATGAATGCTCTTGGTCGGCTGCACTTAGAGGTGCGTATTATGCTAAGGAAGTTGAGGCAGCGTATGATGAAGACCGTGTTGGCAAAGTACCTTACGACCCTGCTAAACAGGTAGTAACCGCTTGGGACCTTGGCGTTTCTGACGCAACCTCAATTTGGTTCTGTCAGTTTATAGGTAAAGCAGTACATGTTATAGACTATTATGAAAACTCTAATGAAGGACTACCTCATTATATAGAGGTACTCAATAGAAAGGGTTATCATTATGGTGCACACATAGCACCACATGACATAGTAGTAAGAGAGTTCAGTACCGGAAAGTCTCGTAGGGATTTAGCTTACGACTTAGGTATTGATTTCCAAGTAGCACCAAAGTTAAAGGTTATGGATGGTATTGATACTACTAGAACCTACCTCAATAAGTGTTGGTTTGATGCAGATAACACTAAGAAGGGATTAGAAGCGTTACTACAATACCGCAGCAGTTATGACGATAAGAAGAAAATCTGGAGTCAGAAGCCAGTCCACGATTGGACTTCACATGCCAGCGATGCTTTTAGGTACTTAGCTATAACAGATGTTGTATTCACAGGTAATGATAGTGTCTGGGGAAAGGAACTCCCTAAGACTGATTTAAGTTGGATTGTATAGGAGAAGGTATGAATCCCAAATGGTTTGAAAATAAAATATTAGAAATGGCACAGGACATAAAAGACCTTAAAGAAATAATGAAGGTAGTCAGTTTATCAACACCGCCACCTAAAGAAACAAAATACCCTATTAACAAAGGTAAATAATTTATGGCAAAAATGACAAAGAGGGAGCTATCTGCTCACTTAGAGCAAGAGATTAGTTCTGCACTAGGGTATAAAGATGGCAAACTTACCGAACAACGCTCAGACGCATTAGACCGTTATTATGGTAAAAAGTATGGTAATGAGCAAGAAGGGCGTTCTCAAATTGTCACAAGAGATGTAGCAGATGTAATCGAATGGATTATGCCTAGTCTTATGAAGATATTTACTTCAGGGGATAAAGTAGTACAGTTTGAACCACAAGGTCCGGAAGATGTTGAAATGGCTAAGCAGTCCACAGATTACGTGAACTACGTCATTATGAGACAGAACCCCGGCTTCAGTATAATATACCAATGGTTCAAGGATGCACTGCTACAAAAGAATGGTATCATAAAACACTATTGGGATGATAGTAGTGAGGTACTAAGGGAAGAATACAAGAACTTAACAGAAGAAGAGTTTACTGCTCTTTTGTTAGATGATGGCGTAGAAGTAAAAGAACATACAGAAAATGGTGGGGAAGAAGATGCAATGTCTCTTCAGCCACAACAAGTAACACACGATGTAGTCGTAAATAGAACATATGAAGATGGACAGGTAAGAATAGAACCTGTACCACCAGAAGAATTTTTAATTAACAAATATGCAAAGACAATCGAGGATGCTCGTTTTGTAGGACATAGAGTTAAGAAAACTAAATCAGAATTAATAGAGCAAGGCTATCCTAAAAATAAGATAGAGAATGTTTTTAATAATGATGAAGCGGATTATAAAGCTGAGAGACTTTCTCGGTTTAACCATGAACAAGATAATGCACCAGAAGGTGATATAGATGATGGCATCTGGGTTACAGAGTGTTACATAAGAGTAGACTTTGACAATGATGGCATAGCAGAATTAAGAAAAATAACGAAGGTTGGAGACGAACTGTTAGATAATGAGGCTGTGGATAGTGTTCCCTTCTCCTCCCTTACACCTATCCCAATGCCTCATAAGTTCTACGGTCTGAGTATTTATGACTTAATCTCTGACCTTCAACTAATTAAGACTACCTTAATGCGTAACTTATTAGATAATATGTATCTAACAAATAATGGGCGTTATGAAGTAGTCGAAGGACAAGCTAATTTAGATGACCTAATGACTTCAAGACCGGGTGGTATTGTAAGAGTAAGGACTCCGGGTGCTGTTAATCCTTTACAGACACCGCAGCTGGACCAGAACTCTTTTAGTATGCTCGGTTATTTGGACAGCATCAGAGAAGAACGTACTGGTGTTAGTAAGCAGTCAATGGGTCTATCTGAAGGTGGCCTAAAGTCACATCAAACTGCTACAGGCGTAGGTCAGGTAATGACCGCAGCACAGCAAAAGATAGAATTAATAGCCAGAATATTTGCTGAGACAGGTATGAAAGACCTAGCAAACTCTGTCTATATGTTAGTACAGAAGTTTGAAAAACCTGAGAAACTTGTTAGATTAAATAATACATGGGTTAATCTTTATCCACATGAGTGGAAAGAAAAGATGGATTGCACTGCACAAGTAGGATTAGGCTTTGGTAATAAAGACATGAACCTTATGCACTTAGGCAGATTGGCTCAAACAATACAAATGATTGCACAGCACCCAGCAGCAGGTATGTTACTTAAACCTAAGAATGTGTACAATCTAGTATCTGAGCAAATAAAAGCAATGGGCATGAAGAATGTAGATGACTTTATTACAGACCCCGGTGATGCAGATGTCCCAGAAGAACAAGGACCTAGCCCAGAAGAACAAGCTAAACAACAAGAAGCCCAGCTTAAGGCCGAAGAATTAAAAATTAAGATGCAGAAGATTCAACAAGAGTCTCAGTTAAGACAACAAGAAATGCAGATAGATGCTCAAATTGCACAACAAACATTAGAATTGAAGCAGCAAGAAGCATCAGTAGAAATGCAAATTAAGGCACAGGAGCTTGAAATTAAGAAAGCAGAACTTGCACTTAAACAACAAGAACTTGTACTAGAGAGAGAACAGGAACGAGCAGTTAAAATAGGGAACTGATTATGGGAAAGGGAGAAGAGATAGCAAG